TTTTATAAAAAGTTTTATAAAAGTATAATATATAATGAAGAATAAATTTCACATGTTAGGAAGTATACTATTTTTAATATTAATATTAGCATTTAGTTTATATTTAGCTCCTTTTTTAAAAGAAGGATTCCAATCTAATGATCTTAAAACTCCTGGCGATTATCCAATATCTGTTGATAAACCTATTCTAAATGATTTTCCATTAATAGGAAAAAATGAAACTTCTCGTGATAATTATAGTGATATATGGTGGCATTATCCAATTTTTAAAGTTGGTTCATATAAACAAATTACAAATAATATCAGATATCCAGATAATCCAGATGATGGAACATGTATTCGTGCTGATTTTTGTGGTGCTTTATATCATGATAAAAAAAATAACAAATCAAATATAACTGTACCATTGCCTCCAGCTGAAGAAGGACCAGGAGCACGAGTTGGTTATTTTAGAGCCGAACCAAATGATTTATTTTATTCAATTCCAACAAATGAAAATATATTATATTAAATATTTAATTCAACATCTAATTTTGCCACCGTTATTTTACCAGTTTCTTTATTAAATTGTAACAAACATCCTCCATTAACTGGTTTGTCATAATTTTCTTTTTTTGGTTCCCTTTTATTTGGCACACGATGTTCATAACCAGTAATTCTTTCTTTTTCTATAATTTTCCATAATTCTTCTAATTCTTTAATATTATCTTTAAACCATTGTTTATTTCTACAAACAAGAACACAACTAATTTCCTCTAATTTCCAATATATAGTTTTCATATATGTAAAATTGTTAAATTCAGGGTTTTCTTGATAATATCCAATTGTCTTTTCTTCCCATTCTTGTATATCAGATGGATGAACAATATCTAGAGGTTTATATACGTAAAATGGTTTACCTTCTTTTGTATGAAAGTATATTATTTGTCCCTTCATTTTATCTTCTTTTGACAAACAAACGTTTTTAAATTCATTACCATCTTCATCTTCAAATAATTCTTCATATGTATCTTCTAAATAACTATTGTAATCAATATATTCAATAAATTTGGTTTCTAGAAAATCACATTCATCTAGATCACAAACTTCCATTTGTAATTGCATTTGAATCCAATATTCTTTTTTTGGAATACCATCAATTTCACGATTAACTATATTTTTTATTTCTAACATACGTCCATAACGCTGTGAATTTGGGTCCACGTTAATTCCGTCAGGTGATGCGCCTACATACGTGTAGGTGTCATGTTGAATACAACCAAAATCGGATACCTTCGTAATGTAGGTGTCTTCATAAATTTTTAAAGACAATGGTTCATATTTTTGACCCCAATGTAATGTAGTGTTAGTATTTACCATAACAATCTCTTTTATATCATCTGAATTACCTATTAGATTTGGATTTAATGGTTGACATTTTTCATAAATCAATTGATTTTTTGTAGCTTGATTTTCAAATGCTTTATATGCGTTAGAAGCAGTTATTAAGTTATATCTAAATTGATACCATTCTTTGGTTCGTTGTTCAGGTTGAGGTTTGTTTTTTAAATGATTAATTTTTTCGCTAATTAACTTGTAATCTGGTTGTTTTAAAATAAATGTTTCTGGGTAAGATCTAGTAGGAATAAAATCTGTAAAGAAATCAGTTTTAGCGCGTTCTAGAATTTCTTCCATTTCTTCTTCTGCTTCTTCAGTATAACATAAATCAGAATCAAAATGGGAATTCATTAATTCTTCAATATTTTCGTCAAAAATGTATTCAAAATCTGGTTCGGTTATAACCTTTGGATTTTCTTTTATAAATTCTTCCATCATATCAATACACGTTTGATATAATTCTAAAGCTTCATCGTCATTGAAATATTTAGGAGATTCTTCAACAATAATTTTATCAGTTATGTCTATTAATTCATTCAACATTTTTTATATAATATATAAGTTGTTTTTATACTTATACTTTATATCAATTTTATATTTTATTCATTGAAATATAAAATTATTGAACTTTTATTTATTCATCTTTTTCAGAATCGTAATCACTTACCTTTGTATTTTTTACTGTTCCTTGTTTTTTTTTTGGAGCAAGTCCTCTTACAGTTGATACACGTTTATCAATATTTTTCAATGTAAAATGATTTAATTGTTTATTATAATGTAATGCTGGAATATCTTTAATTTCACCTGTTTCTTTATTATAATTAACATCTTTTACTCTTTGTAATTTTTTTCTATCTAAACAATCTCTAAAAAAATGAATAAGACTTTCATATTCATTAACAGATAAATTATTTTCATTTTTATAATAATCAGCAAATGTTGTTAGTTTCTTTATTTTAGCTGTTTTATCAAGCTTACTCCAGGGTTCATTTGCGTTGTTTATTTTTTCATTTTCTAAAAATTTATCTAAATTAGTTAAATCACTAGAAGATTTGGTTTCAGGCCAAGATACGCCATTTAATATCATTGTTTTATATTTTAGACTTTTTAACTCATGACAATCACTTGGTTGATTTTCTATATTCATTTATACACTATATTGTTTTATTAATTTTAACTTAGTTTTTTATAATAATAATAATAATAATAATAATAATAATTCTAAAACAGTTATATCATATATATTTTTTATATTAGTTTTATAATTAAATGTTTTTTATGTATATAGCTTATGGATGAAAATAAAAATGAATTAAATATAAAAAAAATAATTATTTTTCAAGAAAACAATGATAATAAAACAAAAAAAATGAGATTAGAAAAAGAAAAAAAAATGCGAGTTGAAACTAAAACTTGGGGATTAACTAACAACGACCTAAATCATGAAAAGCAAGTGACCATTTTAAAAACTTTATTAGAAGATAAAGAAGAAAAAAATAAATATACTTCTATTTTTAAATCCCATATTAAACATAAAATATCTAGTTATAAACAACAAGATATATTAAAGAAAAAATTAGATGAATCATCATTTATAAATTTTGAACAAGTTATTGAATTATTGAAAGCATGTGAATTAAAATGTCATTATTGTTCAGAAGACATATTTATTTTATATGAAATAGTTAGAGAATTAAAACAATGGTCATTAGATAGAATTAATAATAATATAGGCCATAATGATGGTAATTTAGTAGTTGCCTGTTTAGAATGCAACTTAAAAAGAAGAAGAACTAACAAAGATGCTTTTATGTTTACAAAAAATTTAGTAATTAGTCGCGAGGGATTATAAATTATAAAAAATCATTAGTTTATAAATTCATTATTTTTAAAATTATTATAATAATGAATCATTGGAAATGGAGTAAAGGTGAACCATATTATAAATCTATTAGAGAGAAACCTGAAAAAAAAGAAAATAAACAAAATGATATAGAATATGATTCACCACAAAATGCTATTAATCAATCTTTAGCAGAAGATTCGTTTTTTAATCAGGATTTAACAAATTCTATATTTTCTTTAAATAAAAATTCTAACAGAGAAGATATTGATAATAAAATGGCTGATCGTGAAATGGTTTCTCAAAGAGGTGTGAATCCATTTTTACAAACAAGTTATGTTAATGATATAGTAACCCGTGATATGTTTTTAAAACCAATAAATACAACGCAAGGTAGAACAAAAAATACTAACAATTCTGAAAATGATTTAACAAACAGTTAAAATCTAAATACTTTTTACACACATAGTATTTAATAATCTATTTGCTAAATAACCTAAGAAAGTATTGAATAGAATTAAAAATGAATTAATAATAAATAATGTATTTACTTTCTTAAAATGCATAATTATAAATGAAGCAATAGAAAATAAACTAACAACAAATAAAATACCAAAAAATACAGATAAAATATAAAAATAAAAACAATATTCTCTTGGAAGAGGACCGAAGTATTTATTCATAAATGAATTCATTGTATAATATAAATTAATATTATTTTTTTTTATATTATATATGTATTTTGAGAAAAATATTTTTTATTTTAATCTTTATCCATTCCTTTTATATTATTAAAAAATATTTTAAATTATTATATAAATAAAACTACTTAAAAATTGTTTAATGAGTTTAAATAATGAATAACTTAGCGTATACAACACAAAATGATTTACTTTTAAAAAATTTACTAAATTTTTATAATACTAATATTGATGGTGAATATAATCCAAATAATAATCTTGATAAAATGTTAAAGATAATTACAGGTGAATCAAAAATATCATTACGCATTGTTGATTGGTTCGCTACCAACTATGCTAAAAAATATTATACATTATATGTAATTGATCAAACTCATGATAATGTAGCACGAAGATTTAAAGTGTATGACGATTATAAATTAAAATTAAAAGCTTATAGTAAGAAACGTTTTGATCCATTTTGTAGATGGGAACGTATTAGTATTCCTTATACAAATGGTAAATTTATTGAAACGACAATTGGACAATTAAATTTTTTTAAATGGGCATTAGAAAATAAAGTAATAGAATATATTGAATCAAATTATGAGATTATTGAAAAAGATATGAATAATCGTAATAGTACATCTAAACGAAAAGAATTAGCAGTTGATAATTCTAAAACTAGAAAAAAACGAGAAGAATTATCTATATCAGCAACAAAAAGTATAAAGAAAGAAAAGGTAGAAATTGTGGTACAATTTAATTAAAAAAATAATTTTTATATTTAATTATTTAAAAATATTATATAATTAAAACTAATGGGTAATAATATACAATCTATGAAAAAAATAAATTTTGAAGATATGCAAACAATTATAAAAAACCCTGAATTATATTTATTAATAAATACTTTATCAATACCTGAACAAAATTGTTTGATTATCAATACAACATTTGCTGAAGAAGAAGAAGTCATAATAAATAAATATATGAAACAAAATAAAAATATCAGAATAATTATTTATGGTAAAAATTGTAATGATGAAAAGGTTCAAAAAAAATATCAACAATTATTATCTCTAGGATTTTATAATATATTTATTTATCCAGGAGGTATGTTTGAATGGTTAATGTTACAAGATATTTATGGTAAAGATTTGTTTCCAACAACAAAAAATGAATTAGATTTTTTAAAATATAAACCAAATTCTATATTGAATATTTCTTTGTTAGAGTATTAAAAATGTTAGAGTATTAATTCTCAAATGGATTTAAATTTTTTATTGCTAGACTTGATAATTCTCTAGCTCTTTTATTATCTTCTGGATTAATATAATTAAAATCAATATATTCAAATTTGGATTTCAACGTATTTAATTTTTTATACAAAGGTAATAACAAACCAGATTCAATTTTTGAAACATTGTTGATTTGATTTATTACATCTAAATTGTCTCCACAAACAGTTAACATGAAAATATTATCGTTTAATGCTTTTTCTAAACCAATAATAACAGCATAATATTCAGATTCCCATGGTGTAAAATCGTACCCTAAATATCTACAATATCCCCATATTTCTTTATCATTATTATTCAAAGTCCCGCCTATACCAGCATGATTCGGTAACTCAAAATTTACTTCACATGAATGGCAACCATTTATATATAAAATGTTATCACACTTTGGATAAACTTTTAATTTATTTTTTTTTCTATTATGATTATTATTGGTGAATAAAGAAAACATTATATTTATATATCAAGAAATATATATAAATATATAAATCAATTTATTTTATAATTCCAAAATAGATGATTTAATTAATACACTTATAATAAAAAATAAATATAATATATTTGAAGACAATGAACCAACTATTAAAATCCAATAAATAATTTTATTGATTCTAACCATGTCTCTAATATTTTTTCATCTTCATAAATATCAATATTTCCATTTAATTCTAATTTTTCCGTTTGTATTCCTTTCATTGGATCTAAAAATTCATTATGATAATTATGACACTCTTTCAAATAATTTAATGGTATTACGTCTTCTCCTTCACGTGATCTTTTATGAATTCTTTCATAACATTTTATTGGATCTGTTTTTACATATATAGTATATCTTATATCGTAATCACTTACAAATTCATTAAACCAATTTAAATATATTTGATAACATACATCTTCTATTTTACCTTGATCGTACAACATTTTAGCAAATACATTTTTATCTGTATATAAACTACGCTCTGTAATTATTACATAATTTTTTAATGGATGATTACTTATTTCTTTAATTGTATCTCTTAAAATCTTTAAACGTGAAATATATGCCATCATTTGAAAAGCAAACGCGTATTTTTCTTGATTATCATAAAATTTTTTTAACATTGTATTATCTTGTTTGTCCTTTATTTTTTCCCAATCATCTACTGGTTCTCTTAAAAATATAACAGATGTATTAGTTTCATACTGTTTTCTTAAATTTTCCAAAAGAGTTGATTTACCAGAACCAATATTTCCTTCTATTGATACAATTTTATAATTTG